TTATTTAGAAAATTATGCAGCACAAACAACACCTTTTGTAAGACCTGCAATTCCTGCATTAATGGTTAATTTACAAATGATAGACCCATCACAAACAACAGGGTCAGCACATGAGTTATATGTAAGCGATAAACAAAAAGGACAAGCAACGGTAACACATTTGCCTAACAGCGTGTCGAATAAAACATATGGATATGTTATAATAGGGTAGTATATTTTACAAGGTTTTGACTATGGAAACCAATCTTTTTGTAGTTCCTACAACACATATCCATCAATTCTGGCATTTTGCGGAACAGCACTTACAACGAGCTATAGACACTGGAAACGGTGAATTTACTATAGACCAGTTAAAACAATTTGTCTCACAAGGTAATTCTGTATTACTTCTTGTTATGAAAGAAGAAGAATGTCTTGGGGCATTAACAGTCCAATGGGTTATGTATCCAAACGATAAGGTAGCTTATATCACTTATATCGGTGGATATACAGACCATAAATGTTGGGGTCAATTCCTAACATGGGTAAGAAACAACGGTGGAACTAAAGTTCAAGGTTCTACTGCAAAAGATTCAATCGTCAGGTTATGGCGAATGAAATGGAACATGAAACCTAAATATACACTAATGGAGTATAAATTATGATTTACGATTATTTCCCAGAGTTAGATGGCAACCAGTCTATCGACAATGGCAAAATGGGCAGACAACTATTTAAAGGCGGAGGTGGAGGCGGTAGCACACAAACTACACAAAACCAATTAGACCCTACTGTAAGACCGTTTGTTGAGTATGGTTTACAAGAAGCAAAACAACTATACCAATCAGATACTCCACAATACTACCCATATCAAACCTATGTAGACCCAAGCCAACAAACACAGTCTGCATTACAGGCTGCACAAACAAGAGCATTAGCTGGTAGTCCATTAGTACCTGCTGCTCAACAACAACAATTAGCTACAATACAAGGTCAAAATTTAGGTTTAAATCCATACTTTGCTAATGCCTTACAAGGTGCGGCAGGGGTTGCTACTACACAGTTTCAAGATGCTTTAAAAGACATTGCATCTCAAAGCTCACAAGCTGGTCGTTATGGTTCTGGTGCTATGGCTGACTTACAATCTCGTGCATCTACAAACCTAGCTAAAGAACTTACAAGTAGAGCTGGTGAATTAGCATACCAAAACTATGCGGCTGAAAGAGCAGCTCAAGAAAGAGCAATTCAGCAAGCACCTGCAATGGCACAAGCAGATTACCAAGATATTCAACAGTTGCTCAATGTGGGTCAAACAGCAGAAGATTACCAAAGACAAGCTCTTGAAGCTGATATTGGTAGATTTGAGTTTGAGGAAAACAAACCTTATACTAAACTACAGTCTTACCTATCTGCTGCATACGGTGCTCCTATGGGTCAAGTGTCTACGACTGAATCATCAGGAGGAGGTAAGTAATGGCTATATTCGGTGCATTAGCCCCAATCTTAATACCAGCCGCTATTGGTGCTGTTACTTCAGCAGCATTTGGGAAAAACCCATTACAAGGTGCGGTTATGGGTGGGATAACTGGCGGATTACTAGGTCCAGCAGGTGGAAATCTATTTAATCTAGGTTCACCTACTGCTGCAGCAACAGAAAGTGCTGTCTCTTCAGCAGCTTCAGGTGGTGCTACAGCATTTGGTGCATCTCAAGCCCCTAATGTTTTAGCAAATACTTCTTTACTTGCTCCAGAAGCCATTACATCTACAGCGATGAACAATGCGTACACTGGTCCAGTATCTAGCACTGTTGGAGGTATACATACAGGTGCTGGAGTGCCATCTGATGTTGCATTATCTAATTTAGGTAACAAAAGTATGATGCAGGCAACTAATCTAGGCAGACCTGCAGACTATATTGCTCCATTACCAGAAAATACAGTTCAGTTTGATGCAGGTTTAGCAAATGCCCCAGTTGCTCAAAAATATCCTGATTATAGTATTACTCAAGATAAACTAGGCAAGTCTTTAGATTATACAGGCGGTGGAGCTGAAATAGCTGAAAAACCATTATATGAAAAAGCATATGAAAGCGTTATTAATTATGCTAAAAAGAACCCATTAGAGGTTGGTGGATTAGCTTTGGTAGCTTCTGGTGGTATAAAACCAAGAACACCTCAACAACCTGTAACTGGTAGCGGTGGCTCTATTACTAAAGGAACACCTCCACAACAAGCAGGACAAATATTAAAAGTTAGACGACCAACACGATTCGCATAAGGAAAAAAACATGGCTAATGGATTATTAGATTACATTCAAGATTTTGATATTAACAAAGCATTAGGGGTTCAGTACGGACTGCCTAAAGGTATGTTAAGTCCAGAAATAGAATCACAAATGGGCGTTGGTGGAACAGTAGCTGGTATTGGTAATGTTATAGAAGGTATGCAACAAGGTGCAGGTACGCCTGAAAATATCTTTAGATTTCTTACTGGTCAAAAAGCTGGTAGACAAAATGTTATTGATACTGCTGCTAAAAATTATTTAAGTCAACTTAACATTGCTAAATTACAAGGCGATATTGCACAAGACCCATACAAACTAGCAAAACTTAAATTTGAAGTAGAAAAAGCACCGTACGAAGTTGGTGAGTTACAAAACAAATTCTATCAAAGCTCATTTAAAACACAGTCTATAAAAGATGAATTTAAAAAGCTGCAAGATGAAGGTAGAACTGATGAATTAAATACATTGATGGCTAACCCAGATAAATATTTTGAATTAAAACAGTCTACAGACATTAATAAAATGACATATTCACAGCCAGAGTTAAGTGCTGCAAGAATATTAAATCTTAATGTTAGAGATAGAAAAAACTGGAATGAGCAAGATGAAATAAATTATAATGCAATTATATCTGCACCTAGTGTTGAAGAAGCTGCTAGCCTCAATGCAGAAGCATTAGCAAGACACAAGGCTGATCCTAATCGTGTTCCTTATGTTTATACGCCATCTAGAAATGAAGTCATTGCAAAAATTAGAAAACAAAACAAAGGTCAAGTTGTAACAAATCAAGTAGGTCAGCAACAAGTTGTACAACAACCATATAGTACAAACGAGCTATCTAACTTACCAGTAGGTGCTTTTGAAGGTACTGGTCAAGGCAAGTACAAAGATGGTGGTTTTAAGGGTGCTGATGGTAAGATTTATACAAATGATGAGTTTAATAAGTTAGGTCTTGAGCAACAAAATCTATTATCATTAGATGTCACTAGAGAAGAATATGTTGAGTCAAGAAAAAAATTAAATGAAGATATGAGAACTGATAGGCAGTCAACTAGTTATGCTTTTAAAAACTCTGACAGAACTGCTAGATATTTGGAAAAAATATTAGATGATCCTGTTAAATTTAAAAAACTATTTAGTAAATTTGGAAGAATAAGAGTTAAAGTCAATGAAGTTACTGGTAGCGTTATATCCGAGATGGGTGGAGAAGGTCAAGATATTGTTAATTTATTAAGAACAATTAAAGGACAGCAATTTACTAATGAGATTCAAGATATGAGAGCTAACAACAAAACAGGTGGTGCTGTTGGTAATGTTTCTGATCGAGAAGTTGAAATGTTCCAAAACATTGCTGCTAATTTAAATTACAGTGGTTCTGCTGAACAATTATGGGCAGAATTAAATGATTTATATCAATCTGGATTTAATATGGCAAATAGATATAGAGATAATTTCAAAGACTTTTATGGAGAAGATGAGTTTAAACGCTATAGAATTGGTGAACTATCTGTTGCTCAACAAAAAGATTATTTTACAGATTTAAACCAAGCATTATCACAAACACAATCAGACCAAGCTGCAAAAGTGTTTGGCGTTCCAAGAAAAAAAGAGCAACAACCATATACAACTAATGAAGGGTTTAGCCTAGCTAACTAATATTATGGCAGAAACTAGAATATATACAGTTAATACGCCTGATGGTGGCACTATAGACATAAAAGGTCCTGTTGGTGCATCAGAAGAAACGGTACTAAACAATGCAAGAGAATTGTACAATGCTCAACTACAATCTCAACAAACTGCAGAGCAACCTGTATCTACTGAACCAGATTATGCGAATATGTCTGGTCTCGAAGTAGCTGGTAGAGCTATTCAAAATGCACCTAGAGATGTTGCTGATTTAGCTGTAAACACAGCAACTGCTATTGCAAACCCTGTAGATACAACAACAGGTATTATTGATTTAGCATCTGCTGGAATGTCTAAAGTATTAGATTTTACTGGGTTAAGTAAGTATGCAGACCCAGAGAAAATGGCAAGATACAGAACATTAAGAGGTCATATTGCAGATCAATTATCTGATACTTTTACAAAAGAAGGTCTTAAGAAAAGAATAGCAGAAAAACCAATTACATCATTATTAGATGTGAGTTTAGCAGGTCAAGCTATTACTGCTCCTGCAAAAGCTACAAGATATGGTGGTGCGGTTAATAAGCTAATGAAGAACATCGATCCTATTCAAGGTGGCGCAAAAGTTACTGGAATGGGGTATAACAAACTAAAAGATGTAGCAACATCTAAAACAAATGTTAATAGAGTTGTAGATGCAAAAACAAGAAGAGGTGTTAAAGAAGGCTATACAATCACCCCATCAGAGTCTAAAGGTGCAGGTTTATTAACAAAAGCTGTTGAAAAGATAACACCAAAAGGTACTGCAAACAAAGCAAGAGAATTAAATCAAGAGAACACTAATAGGCTTATTAGAAAACATCTTGAAGTTCCTCAAGATATGCCATTAAGTAGCATACTGGATACTGTTAAAAAGAGAAGTGGTCCTGCATACGAGAAAGTTGGCAAATTAGATTCTGTAATTACAAAAAGAGGAAGAACTCAAAAACAATATGATATAGATGCTCTTGGAACTAAATATGAAGCAGCACCTAAAAAGATTCCAGCACAAAGAACTAGAACTGGAGCAGAAATATTAAAAGATTGGAAGTTAGCTAATAAACAAGCTAAAGCAGAGTTTAATAAACAAAAGAATAGTAAAATACCTGACTTTACAAAAGCTAATTTACTAAAAGACAAAGTAGGTAAACTTACTGATGAGTTAGAGCAATTAGCTAAACTAAACAAGAAACCAACATTAGTTAAAAATCTAAAAGAGGCTAGAAAAGATTATGCGAAAGCATATAGCATACAATCTTCTATAGACAATGCAGGTAATTTAAACGCTACTAAATTTGCTAATGCAAATAGAAACAATCAAGCATTAGATGGTTTTGGTAAGGTAATTAAAGAGTTTGCAGAAACTCATCCATCATTGGTTGGAAAACAACAATCAACTTTTATGGACTTCTTAAAAACATCAGGCGCTTTTGCTGCAGGACCATTAACATTGGGGTCAGGAGCTGCTGCTGGATTTGCTGGAATGTTGGCTGGACCGTCATTATTAGCATCAAGACGAGTCCAAAGAAACATTGCAAAACCTGATTATGCTAACCCTTTATATTTACAACAATTACTAAAAACATTAAGCAAAACACCTACATCAGCAGTAGCAGTTCCTAGTTTACTAGACAGAACAGATGTTGAATACATACAAGACTTGCAACTGTAATGATATGGCACGATTTAAACTTTCCCCCTATAAACCTCTACAACGCACCAAGAAAGGATTCTGATGGAAATGGACCACACCGAAGCACGACTGAACACTCATGAAGCTATATGTAAAGAAAGATATGAGTCAATCTGTGCGAGACTAACAAGACTTGAAAGAATCATGATTGGTATGACTGGCGGTATTCTTTTTATCTTAATCCATATTGCACTTAAAATGTCATGAGAGAACAAGCATTAATTGTCTCTGTCATACTTGTAATACTATTCTGGGCTGCTTATGCGTTTTCTGCTGACACTACTATCAAATATTCTGGGATGCCTGTCCCAAGTGCTATGTCTCCTAGCATTAGTGCTTTTTCTAATGATATGTGTAAGTCAGGCGTATCAGGTGGAGCTAATACAGGTGTTATCTCTATCAGTGGCGGAGCTACTATAACAGACGAAAATTGTGAGCGTATTAAACTTGCCAAAGTCATGAATGATTTAGGTCTTAAAGTTGCAGCCGTTGGTATTTTATGTCAAGATGAACGAGTATTTGAGGCTATGCTACAAGCTGGCTCTGCCTGCCCTATAAAAGGGGCTATTGGTGATGCTGCTGAACGAGCATGGTATGAACTTAAACCAGAAGTATTTGTGAGGTTATATGGCAAAGATTACGAGCCTCCTACTGTTACTTATCCAATGGAGTAATGTATATGCGTGGAGTTGTTACTACAATCAAACAGAAGATGGTTGGTATCTTGAAGACAGCATGGTATGCACTGGTATCGAGGTTAGCGTGGCTATTGAGAACCATTATTGTGAATGGCACAGACCTGATGACCCTTACTGCACACAGTATCAAGAGCCTATATGCGTGGATAGTATTGAATATCAAACACTATCTTGTCCCCCAAATCATAGTGGAGGAATACAACAAAGTAGAACCTATGTTTGCAAACAAGCAAGCTGGACAGATTGGACGACTACTTCTGATAACTGTACCGCTAACCCTCCTACTTGTGTTGCTTCATTTGATTCTAGGGTGTTACAATGTCCTAGTGGCTATGATGGTCAAATTACTGAAACGAGGATAAGTTCATGCCCAAATCCATATGGCACAGAAGTATGGAGCGATTGGTCAGAATCACAGAACACATGCACTCAAAGCACTACAGACCCAGTAAGTCCAATATCAGTAACATCTCCTACAAACCCTGTGTCTCCCATGCCCATAGAGTCTGTAATTGCACCGACAATAGATGTACCGCAGACGAATGAACCTACAATAGAATCAGTCATCCAAGAAGAAATCAGCGATACGAGTGATAAAGTCGAGACAAGCACTAGCAGTGAGACTCAAAGCACCAAAGAAGTAAAAGAAGACAAACAAGATGGGGACAAAGAACAGTCTAAAGATAATGTAGACAATGTCGTTGATAATCGCAAAGAAATTGTTCATGGCTTTGGATTAGTCCTTTCACTAGAAATATTAAATAAACCGTTGGAATTTTACCAACCACCATTAACTGATATGTTCAGTATAACACAGGAGTTCCCAATTAATGCAGATACCAGAAAGTTTCAACTTGACCTTCTCAAAAGGAACGATGTCGAAGATTATTATTATTCTCTTTCCGATAATACTTGGGAGCGGCTACGCAGGGGTGACATTTTACAATAAAATGTTAAAGACTATAGAAGCTACCAGTAAGTTCACAATAATAGAAGATAATATTAAAGAGTTAAAACTGCAAGTATCAGCCATCAAGGAACGACAATTAGAGGGGCTAGATACAAATGTTAGGTTACAAGAAAAAGTTGCTGATGCGTATGTGCTTGCAAAAGAAAGCAATGCAGTTGCTCTATCAACACAAAGAGAACTCAAGGCATCAACAGCAGCAACCAAATCAGAAGTAGAAACTATGATTCGTTCTGTAGAAGATAAACTTGATATAATTAAAAGGTCAGTGACTAATCCTTTAGACAGAAGATGAAAATAGATATTAAAACAGTTAAAGCAGTTTACTCTATGTTAATTGCTACAAGTGTTTTAAGAGAACTAGGTCTTCCTCCTGCAGACGAGGTTGAGTTTGAACTACTGCCTGTATCAGATAAGGTCATGGCAACCTATACACCAGACCCAGATACCATAGGTGTTTGTCCTGAACGACATAGATTCTTGACTAGCCTCATTAAGTCTATGGTGCATGAAATAATACATATGGCTAATCATTATTATGGTAAATCTTATTTACGACATGATAAAAATTTTGAGCAATTAAGAAAAAAAATAGCTGATGAATTTGGCTTTGATGAAAACGAAATATAGGAGATAGTATGGTGTGGACAGCATTAATTGGACCAGTTGCAGGTTTGTTAGATAAGTTTATAGAAGATAAAGACCAGAAGAATCAGTTAGCACATGAGATTGCTACGATGTCAGAAAAACACGCACAAGAGTTAGCTAAAGGACAGATAGAGGTCAACAAAGCAGAGGCATCTCATCGTTCTCCTTTAGTTGCTGGCTGGAGACCTTTTATAGGCTGGGTATGCGGAATAGCTTTAGCTTGGCATTTTGTACTATCTCCTGTTATAATATTCGTAGCAGCGTGGTTTAATGTTGTATTACCTGCCTTACCTGAATTTGATATGGGTTCTTTAATGACTGTATTAATGGGTATGTTAGGCTTGGGTGGACTACGCACATTTGAGAAAACAAAAGGGTTGACTAAATGAAGTTGTCACCGCATTTTAGTTTAGAAGAATTAACACATTCAGATACGGCTGTTAGGTTAGGTATTGATAATACCCCTACAGTTGAAGTCATTGATAATTTAACATTTTTAGCGAAAGAATTAGAATATGTCCGAGATGTACTTAACGCTCCTATGCTTATTAGCTCTGGGTACAGGGGTGTGCTTCTTAATGATTATTTGGGAAGCAAGCGAACTTCTAGCCACATCAAAGGCTTGGCGGTTGACTTTATCAGTCCTAGCTTTGGTAATCCCCATAGCATTGTTGAAGCTATAATATTAGCTAACATTAATTACGACCAAGTCATCCTTGAATTTGATAAGTGGGTGCATTTATCATTTCATCCTACAGAGCCTCGTAAGCAGGCACTCATCATTGATAAGAAAGGGACACGACCCTTTGAAGATATTACTTCTTGATATAGAAACATCACCTAATACCGCCCATGTTTGGGGTTTATACAATCAGAATGTTAGTTTGAATCAACTGATGGAGTCTAGCTATGTCATGTGTTGGGCTGCTAAATGGCTTGGTCAAAAAGATGTTTACTTTAGCTCTATGATGGAAACATCTCATAAGAAGATGGTCAAAGAAATCTACAAACTATTAGATGAAGCTGATGCCGTCATTCATTACAATGGCACAAAGTTTGATATACCCACTCTCAATAAAGAGTTTCTACTATTAGGACTAACTCCACCATCACCTTACAGAGAGATAGACCTATTAAGAACTAGCCGTAGTAAGTTTAAATTTCCTAGTAATAAACTTGACTATGTTGCTCAAGCATTAGGTCTTGGTGAAAAAGTAAAACATATTGGTCATGAACTGTGGATACGGTGCATGAATAAAGATAAGCAGGCTTGGGATATGATGAAGAAGTATAATATCCAAGATGTTGTATTGTTGGAAAAGGTCTATGAAAAGATGTTGTCTTGGATTAGAAACCATCCAAACCACAATGGGTTCACAGAGGGTGTTGTATGTCCTAACTGTGGTAGTAGCAGTTTACAGAAAAGAGGTTTTGCTTGCAATACAAATACCGTTTATCAGAGACTTCGTTGCAACTCTTGCGGAAAATGGTCGAGGAGCAACAAAAAGATTCCACAGATGAAAAAGTTACAATCCGCCATCAGCATTTAGGGAGAATTATGGATATTGATAGAATAGCAGAGGTTATGACAGGTAAGATTATAGAGGAAGTTGCCATTACTTATGGTGAAGACACTATGACTATCTTCTTGTCTGACGGCTCGTCTATCGAAATAGTAATAGATTCTATCTATGCAGACATTCCAGAGTTAGATGATTAAAAACAAGCGTGATATAACACTGCCAGACGGCTCACAAACAGATAATTACAGCAAAGAATACCAAAGATACTGTGAAGCATTAAACCTCTCTAAAAAGCCTCTATGGAAGCGACAGGAGTGGTTAGATAAGCTAACAGATGAAGAGAGGGTAGAACAGTTAAAATACTGGTTAAATTTAATCTGGAAGCAGTAGTTGGGACTTAAACTCATCTATAGTATTAGATTGCACTAGATACTTATTCTCTAGTTCATACAAATCACATTTAGTAATTAACTTACTACCATCTGACCTAGTTCTTTCTTGACCTGTGCCAAAGAACTTTGCTTTATCAATAAACTCATCTTTATCTATCCATCCACATATAGTCAATACTTTGTCTATTTTATGTAGACTGCAAAATACATACCTATCCACTTCATACTTTGCCTGCATACCTATTAGATTATTTACATAATAGTCTTTAGGATACGATGTTCTCCCCATTGTCTTAACATCATAAGTCTTACCATTTAATAAAAAATCTATTCCGTTATCAAACCCACCACTAAAGTCACTGTGTAAGTTTAGTATATTACATATCATGTATTGACCTACAACTCCAATTCTTTGTTCTTTGAACCCTCCATCTGCATAACCACGATTACCCAGACTGTAACGCTTAACAATATCATAACTATATCTTGCTACTTCATCTGATATAGGTATGTTAATTATGCTCCTACCCTCCTACCTACAATGGTGAGTAGATTATCTATAGCTATTTGTAGTTTGTATTCATACAACTGTGGCTTTTTAGTATTAAGATAACGAGCATAAATGGCTTCTTTTTGGTCTTTAGGGAGACTATGAATCACAGCATCAACTGTTCTTACATTGGTATCTTCTACATCTTCATACATCTCATCAAACGCATCATAACTAGATTCACCTCCACTAGACATTCCTAGAGACTTACTAGGATAACCTAGCTTATGATTGTCAGAGTTCATGTATCGTTTCCACTTATCCAACAACTCTAATAATCTATCCATCTCCATTACTCACCCCAATACACACTATTATAATAAGAATTACCATAAGAAATATTGTATTTAGAGCTCATTTCGCTTTTAGAAGTTCCTTCATCTACCATTCTTTTCTTTGAGCTTTTTACAGTAAATGATTGCTCAACCTTGTCTACAGGATACATGACTTTAGCTAATAAACAGTCATCACGAGACTTAAATAAGTAATGACCATTTCTTCTTAATTTTGTATTGGTGATTAAGTTATTCTCTCTCATAACCTTTATCAGATTAAGCATAGGCTGACCATCTATTTTAAACATTTCAGACAACTCATTAATGGTCATTGCTTTCACATCAAGCACATCCAGTATCATATTAATGGCTTGATTTCTTTTATACTCTTTGCCTTTTAGTGTGTATCTATAATCAGCAAAGTCATATCTTGATTTTACGACAAGTCTTCTATCTTCACTTCCCATTTTCTACCCTCCTTATAAAATCCCCATAACTCAATGCGTATTCCAGCTTCACGCACTTTCCCTACATTTTCATGCTCTGCAATTTTTTTTCGTCTACTAGACATATTAGCTTTAGAGGTGACCTGTATTGCTAACACTTCATCTCTTCTAATAGCCAAGAAGTCTATAAACCCCCATAAGTCATTCTTCTGGCGACTGAATGTATTATACTTCTCTACATTCTCAACAAGATAACCTAAATCAGTCAGTCTTTTTCTTGTCGGTATGTTTAGGTTTGCTGGTTTCTTTCTTTCCAAATATCTTGTCCCAATTATCCTCAAACTGTTTACGATTGGGGATTGGTCTGGCTGATGAACCCTTACCCATTATTTAATCTCCTTTTTAATCAACCCAAATGGTAAATTAATATAGTCTTCGTGTAGACAACTTGTATATTCTGCCTTTGGATAATGCTTCATAGCATACTCATTGGCTGTTGCACAATCTACAAAATGTCCAATATATTCTGGTTGTTTCATTGTAATATATACAACTAATACATATTCAAACATAAAAAAAGAGAAGCATCCTAGCCGTTTGGAGAGTAAACGCATTGTAGGCAATGCGATTTGGAGGCAGCTAAAATACTTCTCATTTATATTATCCTTATTCTAATCTATTGACTGCTCTGTGTCTAGGATTATTTTGTTATCAGGATACATTTTATAGTATTTTCCCCTAATCTCATGCTCTACTTCAACTCTAATGCTTCCATCCTCCTCTTTAAAAAACTGAACAGTGAACCATTCACCCTCTATCGCTATTCTTCTTGTTATCATTCTTACATATCCCATGTGCTGACAAGTCTCTTCCACACCACCATTGTTTCTTGTCATAAGTGTTTGCAGGCTGTTTACATTTGTGGCATACCTGCCCTCCCAATTTAATTTTCGTCATGCAGTGGGTCTTCTATCCACTCATCAGGCATTAATTTAGGAGAAGATAGTTTAGCAAGTTGTTCGGTATAGATTTGTTTCTCTTTTTCTAAATACCATGCTTGTTTATCACACTCTTCTATTCTATTTTTAAGTTTTTCTATTTCAGATAGATTCACAGATTGCTTATGCCCTCGTCTATCTAAATACTTCCTATTGTTACCTTTGCAATAGCCAATTAACTCTTCTGTTGTTGACTTTGCTTTAATGACATCAAATGTTTCTATCCCTCCAATTTTATAGTGGTCAGGATTAATTGCATCGCTCACTTCACTACCTCCTTGTCTACAATAATTAAATCTTCAAATAACTCACATTGAGTACCCACAACCTTAACATAAATATCGTCAATTTCCAATGCTTTTAATAACTTACCTTTATAACAAATAAATTCAGGTCTAGGCTGTTCTTTAATTAAATCATAATGTATATATATCCCTAATATAAGAAATAACATTATGAAAAGAACAATATATTTAAGTATTTTCTTTAGCATAAAATAATTCTCCATTGTTATACTCTATTTATATAGAGAGTATAATTACATCATGTAATCAATGATTACAAATTCATTAGAAAGGGGCAACATTATGTGGACAAAACCATCAGCAACAGAAATGCGTTTCGGCTTTGAAGTTACAATGTATGTTTGCAACAAGTAATTCATACTAAATAGGGGGAGTTACATCCCCCTAAATAATACCTTATATTTAGAATCTGCTCTTTTTATCCAGTCTGCACACAGCCTAACCGTCACAAATCCTTTTTTACCCCTAATTCCACCTACTTTTACTGCGTGTTTAGGTAAATACCTTAAATTAGCAACAGGTATCGCCCTAGAAACCCAATTAGAACGGGATGTCATCTGTCATCTCTGATACAGATTCAACATTTCGTTTTGGTGCTTGTTTCTGACCATCTGTATTAGGTTTAAACAATGATGCAACAATAGAGTTACCTTTGCTTTCATCATATGGAAATCCTGCTAGGTTTGCACTTCTGTCAATCAATGCAAAAGAATTACCATCATCTGTTTCCATGATAACACCAATATTAGTGTATCTGTTCTTCTTGTTACCTTCTACATCGGTATAGCTACCGTTTACTACTGATATATCATACAACTTTTTAGCCATTATTGTTCTCCTTAATAAATTTAATGGTGTCCTCAACCTCCGTTAAGAACTTTATTACTTCTTCTTCAAGTAATTTGATTTGCTCATCATTCCATTCCAATCTAATAACTACCATTTTTAGTTCTTCAGGGAATGACGGACAATACGATACATAATCACACCACCTTCTACCAGTACAAGCCATTTGCCAAAACATCTGCAACTTGTAATTGCTTGGTATTTGATTAGAGATTAATGTTTCTGTATGGTTATGTGGCTGTCTGCATTTTATTTCAATTAAGCCATCATCACCAACTAATCCATCTGGACTAGCACCAGCCATGTCTATCGTAGGGTGGTCTATAAAGCCCACTTCTTCTACATCATTGTATTTAAATACATAAAAGTCTCTTGCCTCATCTTCTGTATCAATACCATGTTGCATAGCTTGATTTATTATAAATTCTGTTGGCTGACCTGTTAATCGTTCTGTTATTAATCTTAATCTATAGTTTCTACGATAGGCAGATTCGCCTGACCTTGTTGATGCTGTTACATTGGATAAATTAGATGCTGTGACCTTACCTAACCTAGCCTGATGCCATTCTTCAGTGCGTTGTTCCATCTTGACTCTCCTTATTGTTATTTCTTATCTCCTCCAAAAATGGCTGACATTTCTTTCTAGCTTCATTATCCATCTTATTGTAGACGGCTCTAGCCCCATCAATGCCTTGAGTTTCATATACATTCTTAATTAAATCTAATGGGTCTAAATCTGCTAAATCTTCACCCTGAAAGATATATAACCCTATTCCATGTAGAGCTATTGCTTTTGCCAAACATCTTTGCATAGCTGTATTAACTTGCATCGCATCAGGATTCTTGATGGCTTGATTTTTATAGTTCATCACAGGTAACTGCATGGTCATACTTTTACCAAACGCATGGACTGTGCAAGTGACCATCATACTGTCATTAAAGATTTGTGGCTCATGGTATTCCCATGTTGCCAGAGGGTCATGTTGTAGCAATATGTCTACAGCGTGTGCCCAAGCCAAATAACTAAACTGACCTTTCTTTTCTATGTATTTAGAAACATCTAATACTCTTAATTCTTGAAACTTACTTTTATCTGCCATCATTACTCTCCTGTTGTTGTTGCTCATCGGTCATCATCTGCTGTCTGTCATCCATACGCTGACCTAGTTCTTGTAAATCATTCTGCATGGCTTGTATTTGCCATTGTAGATATTCATACTGCTCTTTAATTTTACTCATATTTACTCTCCTTGTTAATATGTATTTACAATATATTACACTTTGAAACGATTGTCAACACTATTTTTCGTATCATCAAACCCTTGAGTTTTAAAGACTTTTCCGTCTTTGGATACGGCTCTGTATTGTATATCATTTCCAAATGTTTCTTTTAATTGCTTGATTAGTTCGTTTATTGTCATGGTCTATCCCTATATCTCATGCCCTTTCGGTCATAATAAAAGTTAAAAGTAGGCTCTCCGTTTTCCCCTATGTAGTTTCTTTGTTTTTGCACAAAGACTTTAGCATCAGGGATATTTCTTATTTGCTCATCTGATAGTTTATCATCCTCCATTTGTTTTTCTTTCATTTTATTTCTCCATACAGTCAACAGATTGTCTGCAAGATTGACAATGTGGTTACTGCCATGCACATCATTTTTAGATGGGTGTTCATACACATCACGCATTTTTTTTGTATGAGCCACTAGAAAGATATGAATAGGGTATTTACGGCACATTGAAGTTAATTGGTCTACAAACTTCTTCTGTGCATCATAATTATCCTCTGCAATATCATTCATCTTCATCAAACTATCTATCACTATAATTTTACATCCTAAAATATTGTAGGCATATTCAATCATAGCGTAGATGGTTCTTGTTTTAGTTACATTGGCTTGATTGTAGATATATAGTTTATTTTTCATTATATCCACAAAGTTATTAATACAGTCATCTGTAACATCTGCATGACCTTCTAACTGTGTCATCATTCGGCTACAAGTGTATATAGGGTGCATTTCTAAACTGGCTATAATGCACTTTGTGCCACTTTGTAATTGCTTTAACACTACCTGTGATAACCACATGGTCTTGCCTGAACCATTTGTGCCTGATACCACTGTAATTTCATGTGGTCTTATGAGAAATCCCTCATTAGTATGATGAAACCCTAGCCCATTACCTTTTTTGATACCACCACGATACCAACTATGAATATCCTTGCGTATATCATCTGTGGTTATGATAGAGAATTTTTGTTCTAACTCACCTGTTAGTTCATCAATCTTATCACTGTCAATGGTTAGTTCGGCTATAATTTCACCTGTGCTTAACTCATTCACTCACGGTTTCCTTTTCCATGTCTTGAATGATGTCTTTAATCTGATAAGCCCTTAATAAAGGTATCTTATCGTTTTTAAACCATACATTGACGGCTTGTCTTGATACCCCTAATGTTGTTGCTAGTTTTGATTGTGAATTATCAAAATACGGCATAATGCCTGTTAGTGTTATGTCTTGCATATTTTTCTCCTTTAGTCTGCTAAAATAATATAAATAATAATACCCACAATGATGTCTATAATCACTTTCTCTCCTTTACATCTTTATCATCTAAAAAGTATTGGCTAATGATTTTTTCTCCTGTGCTATCATCTATCCATACCTCCCAATTTCCGATTGTAACTCTAACACAATCTTCTGCCGTTGGTTTAATTATCATGTTTACTCTCCTTTTTGTATTCATCAGGTGCATACTCATTAAATATTTTATAATCTCTATCCATATTTTGAGCAATACACATAATTTCTGTATATTCTACTGATGCCTGTTCCCACCTCCTATGGTCATCAGAGTATTCACTATACCAATCATGATTTTTTAATAAATCACGATATTTTTTGTATATTTTTTCATCTACTCTATTAAATGCTTTTTGTATTTGGTTTATTACACTCATGTTTACTCTCCTATAAGTATTTTAACATATATACACAATATGCCATAAAAACAAACAACACTGTCAATATAAATGGCAAAGTTAGCATTGTCAAGAAGTCTTTACATTTTCTTTGCCATGTTCTTTTTTGCAATACCTCTATCACATCTTGATTGATGTATATAAGATGATTGTTATGGAATGATACTTTTTTATTTTTCATCTCTACTCTCCTTATTTAATAAATCTAATTATCAAATCACCAAAGTATGGCGATTCATCATTTTGAGGAACAATCTCCCAATCTTCATATCCCTCATTCTCTGCATACTCATCTAATAAATCTGTATTAAATTGCATAATTACTCTCCTGTATAGTTTTTAGAATAAACACCATGAATTTTATCTATGATTTTTTCTATGTCTTTATTAGTTTTTTCCTCTACATTACAATAAAATCTATGACTAGCTAGTGCATTTATTAATGATGTTACTTTTAACATAGATTCATCTGATAATTCATCAAATCTAGGCTCTAATTCTATTGTATATTTCATAATTACTCTCCTTTTTCTATTAAATGATGTATTGGGTTACCATATTTATCAAATAAATATTCATTACACTCACAAAAATCTATTTGTTCTGATAACTTCCAATCTCCAAAATATTCATATTTCATTATGCTATTCCCATGTTCATCTTCCATTTCATAGTAAAATGGCATATCCCACATTGTATGAATATAATTTTCTTTTGCTTTATCATCTAACTCTTGATATTTATATGCTTGAATTTTTACTAATTCCATAATTACTCTCCTTTTGTTTTTTGGGTATCAGATTTTTTCTTTAACTCTAAACTATCCCAAATATCTTTAAATTTTTTATTATTTTGATATTCAAATAATAATGACTTTCCTAAATCAAACTTATTTTTATTATTCATAATTACTCTCCAATAATTAATAAATTGTTACTACATGGTTATAGTATCATGTCAATTCATATTGTCAATAGTTTTTTTTAATTATTTTTTAATAAATTATTTTATTTTTTAAATCATTGTTTTTATTATTATTTTTTATGTTAGTGTTTTTTAGGGTATTTACAAAAGTCTTAAAATATGATAAAATCTAGTTTTATTTAGTGATTAAATATAAATTAATCATTTGTAGCGAACGCCGTAAGAAGCGTCGAGCGAAAAATGATTTTATCAAGTATGATAACCAAAAGGCAATAACTATATATATTATATCCATAATATATTCTATAAGTAAATATCAAGTAAATCTAATAAATAAATTAAATTAAAATAATTGTAAATAAAAGTTTACATTATTATTTTTTTATGTATAATAAGAATTGTATTAATTTTATTGGAGAGTAAAATGCAAACATATCAAGATTTAAAAAACTATGAAAAAGATTTAACAATAGAATTAGATAGATTATCAAAATATAAGGGGGATTATTCAGATAATATTTTTAATAAACATATGCAAAGTGAAATAAGAAAAGAATTAATAAAAATTGAAAGATATATAAATAAATATGAATTAAAATTTAAATATTCTTTGGCTTGGTGTTGTAAATATAATAAAGAATATGATTTTAATAAAGATTATTTTTATTTAAAAGATAGATATTTATTAAATACAAGTTTAGATAAAAGAAATATTGTTAAAAAAGATTAAAAAAGGGGTAAAAAAATACCCCTTTTCTATTGACATTTATTTTAAATGAGTGTATAATGTTTATCGATGGGATAACTACGCCTAAAGAATACATAAATTAAGAGCAAAAAAAAGGGGCTAAAAAGCCCCTGTTTTATATTCATTTATATATTGTTTAAACATTTTCTTACAGTCTTTAATTGAATAACCAATATACTTTTGTTTTATATATTGATTATTAACAATATCTGAAATAAGAATAAATTGATTAGTTTTTTCTACTGTCATAATAATAATTCCTTGTAAGTTTAAGTTTACAATTATCCCTCTAATAAGTTTTTCGGACTTAAAAAAGGGATATTGTATTTGATTTGGATTTATAGTGATAATTCTTGAATTGCTTTTTTACCTAAAATAATAAGGTCGGAATTATCTAGCTCATCTAATAAACACCGAATTAGAAAAGCATATTCTATTTCATGTAATGATTTTGCTTTATCATATAACTCTGACATGGCATCATTCAGATTAACTCTGATAAATAGCCCTATTTTAGAATGTAAATCAGGATCAACGCCATTGACATTTAATGTCATATGAAACTCTTTTAGGCGTTTGAATAAATCCTCATCATCGTTAACAGCATTAAGAATTGAATCAACTAAATATCCATCTGGAATAGTAAACATAATAATATCCTTTTAAAAGATTAATAAAGTTTAAATAGTTTTTAAAGAACGGGTAAGCTCAAGGCTTAATATAATAATAACAGTATCAATCTACATTGACAAGATATAATTGATTTAAATAATTAATCAAACTAACAATAATCATAAGTAAAATAAAATTGACAAAGGTTTAATAATGAGTGATAATAAAGATATTGACAGTAATGTTATAATGGGGGAAGTCGAGCCCAAAAAAGTAGGCAGACCCCCACACCTTCCAGATGGCGATACCCGAAAACAAGTGTATGAATTAAGTAAAGTAGGTACTCGGTACGAAGATATCGCAACTATGTTGTCAATCTCTGCTGACACCCTCACAAAGTATTATCCAGAAGAACTTAAGCGTGGTCGTATTGAGGCTAACTCTGTCATTGCTGGTACATTGTATGAGAAAGCTAAAGCAGGTGATACGACTTCTATGATATTTTGGCTTAAATCTCGTGCACAGTGGAAAGAGACACAAAAGCATGAGCATGGCGGAGACCCAGACGGTGCTCCTGTTCATGTAAAAGTCATTACAGGAATAGAATAGACCCCCACCCCCCTTTTTTCTGTAGACTGTTTTTACAACAGCGTTGAAAACTAGGGTACTACAAATTTTACACTAGGAGAAAATGATGGCTTGTAAAGGCAAAGGTAAAAAAGGTTACGGAAAAAAAGGTAAATAATTATGGCACAAATAAGCATAACAGATATTATGAGAATGATGCAACAGCCTACATCTGGAATGTTGTCAGATGAAGATATTGCACGATTCAAGCAACAACAAATTGAAAAAGGAATAATGCAGCCAATTAAACAAATGCTGTCTCTACCAGCAAATGAAATGCAACCTAACTATGCAGATGGTCAAATGCCTCTCTATACAGGCGGATTGTTACAAAACCCACAAGGTGAAATGGTTGACCCACAACAGTTTCTAAATATTGCTTATGATATGTCTGCCCCACGAGAAATGCGTATTAACGCTATAGAAAGATTAAGAGCACTAGGTATACAATAATGGCTAAACAAGGACTTTATGCAAATATCCATGCAAAACGAAAAAGAATCGCAGCAGGAAGCGGAGAAAAAATGCGTAAAGCAGGAGCAAAAGGAGCACCTACAGCCAAACAATTCAAACAAGCAGCCAAGACTGCAAAGTCTAATAAAAAATCTCGGTGATTGTGTCTGATGATTCACCCTGCAACGGTGTCTGTCGTATGAAGGACAATCATTGTATCTCATGCGGTAGAGACTACGAAGATTTAGCACAATGGTTATACATGTCTCGTGAAGCTAGATTAGAAAGAATGGAACAACTAAAAAAAAATAGGTAATATGTATATATGGGCTTGTTAGATTACATCTATGATTCTTGGAAAGATAATGTATCATCTGAAAAAAGATGGTATTTGCAATCTTTGCTTGGAGATAAAACAAAACCATTAACTGAAAAAGATTTAACAGAATATGAATTATCTAATTTAAAATCTTTAATAGAAGAGCAAGGTATTAATACCTCCAAATCTTCTGGATATGTTGGAGACAAATATTATGAAGATTCTTTATTAGATGATAAATTTTTAAATTTAGAATCAGACCCATTACAAAACACATTAGGAAGATTTACATACACATACAATCCAGATGGAACAATAACTGTAGTTGATAATTATGACTTCAGTAATGAGTATTTAGATGATTTGGTTAAAATGTACGGCAATATGTCAACACCTGAAAAAGTTTTAGAATTATCTAAAAGAACACCAGCAAAAATATTAAATCAAGGATTATCTTCTGGATTAACTGATGTAGCTACTGAAGTAGGAACAGCCTTTATAGGTAAAAATGGAAGACCAGTAAAAATAAATATTAAATAAATAATAAAGGAGCGATGACCCACTATGGAGTCGCAATCAATAGATACAGGGTATAGACCCCGTGACCCACAAAAACAGATACACCAACTCGTTAAGAACAACCGTTTTTCAGTAGTGGTTGCTCATAGACGAATGGGCAAAACCGTATGTGCAATTAACCAACTGATACATTCAGCGTTAATTTCTGACAAAGCTAACCCTAGATTTGCCTACATTGCACCAACTTACAATCAAGCGAAGCGAGTGGCTTGGGATTATCTTCTTGAGTACACCAGACCGCTAGGAGGTAAAGCAAACATTGCAGAACTACGAGTGGACTTTATGGGTCGCAGGATTTCTTTGTATGGAGCTGATAACCCAGACTCTCTTCGAGGTATCTATCTTGACGGCTGTGTTATTGATGAGATAGGTGATGTCAACCCTTCTTTGTTTACAGAGATTCTACGACCAGCATTAGCTGACCGACAAGGTTACTGTATTGCAATGGGAACACCGAAAGGTCAAAACCATTTTAAAGATTTAAGAGACAGAGGCGAGAAAAACGAAGGTTGGTCTTTGCTTGAGTTTAAAGCATCAGAAACAGAATTACTCCCTAAAGAAGAATTAAAAGCTGCCTATGATGAAATGGGCGAAGACAAATACATGCAAGAGTTTGAATGTTCTTTCCAAGCTCCTGTTGAGGGTTCTTACTATTCTAAACTGATACATGATTTAGAAGAAAAAGGTAGATTAGTGTCTATAGAACCAGATGGTTTAGCGAGAACATACACAGGCTGGGACTTGGGTATGTCTGATTCTACAGCAATATGGGTAGCACAACTGGTCAACAAAGAGATAAGGTTAGTCGACTATGTGGAAAATCATGGTGTTGGTCTTGATTATTATGTGAGCTGGTTACAAGAAAACGATTGGATGTATGCAACACACATTCTTCCTCACGATGTTGCCGTTAGAGAGTTGGGTACAGGTAAATCGAGAAAAGAAATGTTGGAAGATGCTGGATTACAAATCACAATAGCACCCAGATTTAATGTACATGATGGTATTCAATCAGTCAGACGAATACTACCGCGATGCTGGTTTGACCCAGAAAAAGTAAAACAAGGATTAGATGCTCTACGAAATTACCGCAGAGTGTTTGATGAAAAAAGAAATGTATTTCATGACCGACCGTTACATGATTGGTCATCACACGCAGCCGATGCGTTTAGATATTTAGCAGTAGGTTTAGACGAGTCTCCTATGGAGTCATGGCACAAACCTATTACAGTCAACAATAAATGGATTGTGTAAATGGTAATAGCTCAAGATTATGCTCCAGATTTATCTAAATATAAAGATAAATTTATGCTTACCCCTCTTGGTCTAATTATTCAAGGAAAATCATCAGAAGCTATAAATAAATTAGGTTCAAATGCAAAAGAAAGGGTTAATGCAATGAATAACCCTGAAACAGCATTGCAAACTGGCATGGATTTTATGGGTGGTGGTTTATTGGGAACAATAAAAAAAATTGCTCCAAAATCTTACTCATTAAATTCTAATTTAAAATTAGATAGTGATATTCCATCAAAAGATTGGTTATTAGAAAAAAGATTAAGAGCTGCATCAGCAGGTGGTACTGGAGAAATTGGTGCACATATAGGCTCATCAATCACTGGAGGGTATAGAGGTGAATACCCTACTATTCCAACAAATGTTTTAAAGGAAATTCTTGGATTAAATTTAGAACAACAAAAAGTTAGAGAAAGTTCATTAAATTATTTAACAGATTATATGGAAAAAAATCAACATTTACCTACTCATTATTTTGGCAGTGGGAATGTTTTTTCTGGAAGAAAAGGTGATTATCTTCCTTTAAATGTTGAAGGGGTAAGAGAATATAAGCCATTTATTATGGTTGACCAATACGGACAACCATTTGTAAATGAAGGAAATCATAGAATTATGGTTGCTAATAAACTAGGTTGGGAAAATTTACCAATAGAATTAAGATATTTTGAAGGTGGAGATATTAGACAGGGGTTATTAAATCCAGATTTAGTTATAAATTATAATAAAACTGGCAATAAAGATATATTTAATGAAGAGTTACAAAAATATATTGATAAAGCAAAATCAAATACATTAATAACAGAATACCACAAAGATAACTTAAAGAGAAAAGAAGTTTTAAACCGTAGACTTAAACTTACAAGAAAAAAATAAAGGCAATTAAATAATGTCAAATGAAAAATTAAAAGCAATATTAGAAAATGAGATAGAAGATGCCATAGGTTATCTTGAAACGGAGACAACCGATGAAAGACAACAGGCATTAGAATACTATCTTCGTGAGCCTTATGGTAACGAAGTAGAAGGTAAATCTCAAATTGTAACAGGCGAAGTTGCAGAAGTCGTTGATGGTGCATTACCACAACTCATGCGTTTATTTGCATCTGGAGACAATGTTGTTTCATTTGAACCTGTAAACGATGGCGACCAACCATTTGCTAAACAAGCTACAGAATATGTAAACTGGGTATTTAACAAGGATAATGATGGATTCCTTGTGATGCACAACTGGTTTAAAGATGCTCTACTACAAAAAGTAGGTATTGTAAAAGCATACTGGGAAGACAAGATTGATGTTAAGAAAGAGTCATACAAAAACTTAACAGACGATGAGTTAATGATTCTAATGCAAGACCCAGAAGTAGAAGTGGTCGAGCAAGAAACAACCATTATCCAAGAAGCTGTGTTTGATGAAATGACTGGTATGGAAGTATCACCAGCGATTGTTTCTCATAATGTAAAACTCAAGAAAACAACTAACAATGGTAAAGTGACTGTTGAGAATGTACCACCAGAAGAGTTCTTAATTTCTAAACGAGCAAGAAGTATTGCTGATTCACCATTTACTGCACACCGTAAGATGATGACTCGTTCAGAATTAGTGGCTATGGGTTATGATGAAGAACTTGTTGAATCTCTACCGACTGGTGATGCACTAGAATTTAGTCCTGAAAGAATAGCACGATACACTCGTGGTGAACAACCAACCGATATGGATTCTAATGATGAATCAATGCAGTTAGTTGAAGTGTTTGAATGTTATCTTAAAGTTGATATGGATGATGATGACATTGCTGAATACAGAAGAGTAGTGTATGCAGGTCATGAAATATTAGAAGAGCATGAATGTGATTATAACCCATTTCATTCTCTCTGCCCAATTCCAATTCCACACAAGTTTTATGGTCAGTCATTAGCTGATAGAGCAATGGACTTACAGTTGATTAAGTCGACTGTTGTTCGTCAAATGTTAGACAACCTCTACCTCACTAACAACTACAGAGTGGGTGCAGTAGAAGGACAAGTCAACCTAGATGACTTATTGACATCAACAGCAGGTGGTGTGGTTCGATTAAAGAATCCAGCAGCGATTGTTCCAATGACTGTGCAATCTTCTGCAGGTCAATCATTCCCTATGCTAGAATACTTGGATGCAATTCAAGCTAAACGCACAGGTGTATCTGACACACAACAAGGTTTAGACCCTAACCTTTTACAGAATGTAACAGCAACAGCCGTATCTGCTATGTCTGCTGCATCTACAGGTAAGCTAGAACTTATAGCTCGTATCTTTGCAGAAACAGGCGTGACAAGTTTATTTAGAGGTATCCTACATCTGTTATGTAAATACCAAGATAAAGCTCGTGTGGTGCGTATTAATGGCGAGTTTATTCCGTTTGACCCAAGAGAGTGGAAAACTAACTATAATGTCAATATTAATGTAGGTTTAGGTACAGGTCAAAGACAAGAGCAATTAGCAACCATGCAAATGATTTTAGCTAAACAAGAAGAGATTATTACAAACTATGGATTATCTAATCCGTTAGTCAACATTAAACAATACAGAGATACATTAGCTAAATTTATTCACATGGCTGGTTTCAAAGACTCTACAGAGTTTATTAATGAAATTACACCAGAGATGAACGCACAACTATCTCAACCACAACCAGAAAAAGTTGACCCTAATACACAAGCTGCACAAGTATTGGCTCAAGTGGAAAGAGAAAAAGCACAATTAAAAGCTCAAACAGATGCTGCTAAACTTGAATTAGAAAGAGAGCAAATGCAATTGAAAGCTCAAAAAGATGCTTTAGAGTTACAGCAAAAAGAAGTGCAACAAACTACTGAACTTGCATTAAAAGAATTGCAAATCAGAATGGATGCTGAAAACAAATCAGGAAAACTACAAACAGACCAAACTAAAATGATTATGGATGCGTTAGAAAAGATTAACAACATTGCTAATAAAGGGATGCAGTAATGTTACTTAATCTAGGTCTTAACAGGTTAGCACCTAGCCTAGACCCTAGTCTACGCAAAGCCCCTAACATTGTTGCTGCACCACAATCTAATATAGATGTTAATGCTGTACTAGGATTAACTCCAAGTAAATACTCTGGACTACAGTCTGTAGGTGATACTGGTTACTACTATGGTAACAATCGTGTATATGAACCATACACAGTTACCTACTCACCTCCAAGTTACTTTTTTGGTAATATGGGTTTTGGCGGTGGTTCTAATCGTGCAGAAGGAACTATTGAAGTAGATAATCAATCATTTAGACCTGTTAATACAGACATTACAGGGTTTAGTAAAAGCAAAGTAGGTGATACAGACATATACGAATACTCACCTTCTATGGCTTATGTGTATTCTAAATCACCTAGACCTGCACCATTACCAACACCGAATGTAACATCATTTTTATCGACCCCAACTGCTATGGCGACACCGACAGGTAACTATGGAGCTGGAAGATATTTAAGTGGACTGCTAGGTTCACCAATTAACTACGGAAGTCCAAATGACACGACAGGAAGCAATTCGTAATTTATTACAATCACAAGAATTTTTAGATGTAATCGAAGAGTTAAGAGACAATCAACTCAATAATATTCGTTATTCAGAAGCACACCAAAAAGAAGAACGAGAAAGATATTACAACCGATTACAAGCTATAGACGAAATCATGGCTTATCTTGAATCAATCACTAAAGACGGTGACATTAAAGATAAAGCGTGGAAGATATTATAGACCTTTCTATAATGGCAACCCTTGCCAAAAGGGAACATTAAGGAAATACAATGAGTGAAGAAACCATGACTCCTGAACAAGGAAGTGGAGAACTAACTGTGAATGAAGCTGCTGCAAAATTTGAAGGCTTCTTATCAGCAAGTGAGGACTCCAATGAGCAACCAGAAACTGTTGAAACAGAGCAAGAAGATAGTGCAGACTACGAAGAAGCTGCGGAAGCAACAGAAGATGAAGTTGTTGATGCAGACGATGTAGAAGTTGAAGATGATGATGAATCTGAAGTTGAAGAAGAGGAACTTGAAGAACCTCAACGCTTTAAGGTGAAAGCCGCAGGCGAAGAAAA